GCTCCATGGTCGCCTCCTGGTGCTCGATGATCTGCGCACCCTCGTAGCCCAGCCCCTCGGCCAGGTCGATATAGTCCTGCTGGCGCATGCCGCCCCGGCCGACGATCCGGCCGATCAGCGCCACCCGGCGATCGGCCAGGCTCTGCTCGGTCGGCGCGCACTCGCTGGGCAGGCTGTAGCTGCTCTCCCACTCGGGAAACAGCGCATCCGCCTGGCGCGGGTCCGCCTCGGCCAGCAGCTCCAGGGCGCGGGCATCCACCCGCGCGAACTCCTGGGCGCTGCCGTCCAGCAGCCGCTGCAGGTTGCTCTCCGGCTCGGTCGGCCAGACCATGCCCGGCGGCAGCAGGCTGAAAAGCAGCCCGCGATAGTCAGCACCCGTCAGCCCTGCACCCATGTCACGCCTCCCCAGATCGGCAGCACGCCCGTGGCGTGGGTCACGTCAGCGGTGGGCGACTGCAGGTCGTAGTCCTCCACGCCAGGCGCCAGGCTGATCGCCGCACGGATGCGGGAAATCAGCAGGGTGCCGCCCGGCTCGCCCTCGCGCTCCACCAGGTCCGCCAGGGCCTGGGCGGCGGCGCTGCGCACCTCCTCGGTGTCCGGTGTGACGATCAGCTCCGGCGTGAACGCCTGGGTATCCGGCGCCACCACGTACACCTGGGCCTGCACGTTCTTGCGCTCCTCGATGTAGGCCAGCACCGCGTCCAGCAGCTGCTGCGAGGGCAGCGGGCCGTCGCTGGCATCGTCCGCCATGATCCGCAGCACCACGGACCCCGGCCCCATGCCCAGCGGGTCCTCCCAGGCACGAGTCACGCCCGGCACCTCCAGCGCCCAGCCTTCCCAGTCGCCCTGGGCGCCGCCGCGCGGCACCCGCGCCCGGCGCAGCAGGATGCGATCGCGCCAGCTGCTGTGCGTCTCCAGGTCGGCACCGCCGCGCAGCCCATCGGCACCCACCACGGCCGCCGCCGAAACGCCCGGCAGCGGCGACACCAGGCGCAACTCCGCGCCGGCGTCCTGGTCGCCGGCCAGGCCGGCCTCCAGCGCCTCCACGGTGGCCGTGGCTGTGCCGGCGGCGATCACCGCCTCCTCGGTGGTCTCGTACTCCTGGCCATCCAGCTGCAGCCGCGTGCCGGTGACGATCACCGCGTCGTCGCTGCCCTCGAAGGTCACCTCGCCGGTGGCCTTGGCTGCCTGGCGGCGCGGCACGCCGGCACTGTGCAGGTGCAGCAGCTCGTCGTCGCAGGTCTCCGGGAACAGCTGGCGCTCCAGCCACTGCAGGTACCCATACAGGCCGTGCGTCACCCCGGCCTGGCTCGTCGCCAGCGCCTTGGTCAGGCGCGTGGCCAGCGCCGCCTGCGCACCCGGCAGCCGGGATAGCAGGTCCTGGTCGACCCGCGCCAAAAGCTCCGGTAATGAAGGCCGTTTAAACGCCATTTACCCCTCCGTTATGCGGCGTTCCGCCACACATAGTCATATTGCCGTTCCAGCACCGCGCGCTCGCCGCGCCGGATCACCACCCGCAGACCCAGGGTGTCGCGGCGCATGTGCCACGCCTCCACCTCCACGGCCTCGGCCACCTCGTCCTCCACCAGCCAGGCCAGCGCCTCCTCGGCGTACACCTGGGCTCGGCGCAGCACCTCGTCCTGCTCCTTTTCCCGGTGCAGCAGCCACAGCCGGGAGCCGTGCGGGCGATCAAAGTAGGCGTCTGCCCAGTAACCCCGGCGGTCACTGGTGCCGTCCGGCAGGCGGTCCTCCTCCAGGGCGCGCCGATCGGTGAACAGCGACAGGATCACCGCCGTCTCCAGCCCCTCGTCGGTGACCAGGTCGCCGCCCTCGATGTCCAGATCGAAGCGCTTGGCGCCCGGGTCGAATCTCAATGCAATGTCCATCAGTTCATCCCCTGGTTAGGCGTTCCGGTCGTGCCGCCGCTGTCGCCCGGGTGGTTGTGCCCGTTGTAGGTGTCGCGGATGCCCTGCATGGAGCCCACGCCGTCGGTGATGTCGCCGGTGGCGTTGATGTTGCCGTCCACCACCACGTTGCCGTTGATGGTCACGTTGCCGTCGTGGGTCGTGGTCGCCGTGATGTGACAGGTCGGCGCGGTCACCTCCAGGTGCTGCACCGCCTCCACCTGGATCTTGTCGCGCTTGAACACGATCACGTTGCCCAGGTCGTCGTACATGGCCACCTCGCCCTGGGCCAGCTGCTTCAGCCGGTACCGGCGGTCGTCGATCGCCAGCGCCACCAGGTGGGCACGGGCACCGCCCACGGCCGCCACGATGGCCTCGGCGCCCGGGTGCGGGTGCGCCGTGAAGCCGTAGTCCTGGAAGCGCTCGGCCCACGCGGGCTCACCGCCCAGCAGCGACACCTGCACGCCCTGCAGCCTCAGACTGTCGTCCACCAGCTTCAGCACGCCACGGGAGACCAGCAGGCGAATGCGTCGCCACAGCGGCCCCATCAAGCGTTGCCAGGTGCGTCGTTGATCCGCCATCAAAACCCCCAGGACGCGGTCTCGCCGCTCGGCTCGGGCTCGGGCACCGGCACCGGCTCGAAAGCCTCCGGCGGCGCCACCCGCAGCTCGGCCGTGCGGCCTTCGTTGCTCTCAACCAGCTGCACATCACTGATCAACAGCCGCTCATTCAGGCCCAAATAGTCGTCGCGCACATGCACCAGGTCGCCGGGCCGCCACACCCCCTGCTCATGGCGCCAGGTGCCCACCGTGTAGGTCACGCCCCGACCCTTGGCCCAGCGCATGCGCGCCTCCAGCTCCGCGCGCGCCCGGCAGTCGGCACTGTCGGCCGGCGTGTCGCACACGATCAGGGTGGTGCGCGGCTTGCGGATGCGCGGGTCGGTCACCTCGCTGCGCGGCGCCGCTGCGCTCTCGCCAAACCAGTCATCGGTGCCGGGCGTCTGCCCCTCCACGATGTAGGTATTGAAGCGGTCGCGGTCGCTGAACATGCCGGAGCCCTTGCGGATATTCCCGCCCAGCTCCAGCGGCGTGCGGATCTCGCGCTGCACCGCATGCACGATCACCAGCCGCCCCTCGGCATCGCTCACAATCCGCGCTCCCCGGATCTGCGCCGCCCGCTCCAGCGCCTCGGCAATCGGCTGGCCATCCTCCAGGGCGAACTCCCGGAAGGGCTTGTCCGCACCCACCGTGTCGATCACCTCGATGCCGTAGGGCTCGGCCAGGGCCGTGGCCACCTGCAGCAGCGTGCGGCCATCAAAGCGCCGGTCGCTGCCACTGCAGTCGATCAGGTCCGCCGCACGGCTGCGCCCGTTCGCCACAATGGTGTGCGTCTCCGCGTCGTAGTCCGGCAGCACCTCGTCCAGGTAGCCGGTCACCACCAGCTCGTCGCCCACGCTCACGGCGCATGCCTCGCCCGGCGTCACCGGCCGCACCTCGCCCGACTCGCGCCAGCGCTCGGTCAACACCAACTCGAAGCTGTCGGCGATCTGCTCCAGCGACAGGCGGATGCGCACCTCCTGCCAGCCCTGGTGGCGCTGGCTGCCAACCTGCAGCACGACCGGCTCGCGCTTACTCACTCAGCACCTCCAGCGCGATACCGCCGCGCAGGGCGCCAGGGTGGCGCGCACCGTTGCGCACGGTGATCTCGTCCGCCCGGGCCGCATCGCCATACAGCCGGTGGGCCACCACCAGGGCAGGCAAGGTCTTCTGCGGCGTGTAGGTGGTCAGCCCGGGCAGCGCCAGGGCACGGGTGCGCAGGTCCTCGGAGACCGCCGCGCGCAAATCCACCAGCGCCGCGTACACGCTGTCCGTGATCGCCTCGTCGGTGGTCATCTGGGCGTCGATCAGCGCCAGGGTGTCATCGCCGGCCGCCAGGGCGTCCTGCCGGCTCATCCAGTCGGTGTCCGCCACCAGGCGCGCCGCCGCCACGGTCGCCGCACGGCCGTTCAGCTGCCTGGCCGCCACGGTGTTCTGGGCGCGCTGGATGCGCTCCAGGGTGTCCGCCGTCGGCGGGGTCACGCTGTCGCTGCTGGTGCCGGTGTCCAGCAGCACCCGGGCCGCGCGGGTCGGGGTGCCGGGGGTCAGCAGCACACGGCCACCTCCGCCACTGTCCTTGTTGCCCAGGATGGTGCTGCCGCTGTACAGGTCCAGGGCGTTGACCGGGCGCAGCACCGCGTTGCGCAGGCGGTTGTAGCCGCCCAGCACGATGCCCACCATGTTCATCGGTGCGCGGATCTGCGCCGCCACCTCGTCGGCAATGCCGCCCACCACGTCCTCGATGCCGCGCACCGCCGCCGCCAGGTCACGCTCCACCGCCACCAGCGACCGGCCCAGCAGGCCGTCCACGCTCCACTTATCGGCAAAGTCCTGGGTCAGCTCGGCCTCGAACAGGTCCGCCGCCTGGCGCACCTCGCGCTGGGTGTCCACCGTGGTGGCCGGGTAGGCTTCCTCGCCGGCCTCGGCAAAGGTCACCTGGAAGCTGCACACGCCGCCGTCGCGGGTGCTCTCGCTCCAGCGCACGTCGCTGGCCACCGCTTTGAAGCTGCCCAGGTACGGATGCACCAGGGTGGCCGCGCCCGGGGCGTCCAGAGCCTCGATCAGGGCATCGCGCTGGCGGTCGTAGTCGTCGCCGGCCACGAAGAACTGCAGGCGCCACTCGCGCGCCTTGCGCCCCATGTCCTCGGCGTAGGGGCGGTCCCGGCGCGGGTACTCATGGATCAGCCAGCGGCGGCCGCCGGTGGTGTCGGAGCGCTCCACATGGAAGCGCACGCCCCGGTAGGAGCCGGCCAGCTCTGGGTCGATGCGGTCACGCCAGCTCATGTGCTAAGCTCCTGTTTGCCCATGAATAAAAAGAGGGAACATCA